GCGAACGAATCGTGGATCGGAAAGCTGAAGCAGCGACTGAAAACGGAGTGCGCGCGCATCAAGAAGCACAACGACAGGCACGATACGTCGATCCCTTATCCCGAGTTCGACGCGTGGTTCGCGGCAGGCTGTCCCGTGGGACAACCCCTACCTGTCCCGAAGGACACCACCCAATTGTCCCTAGGGACAGGAATAGATGTCCCCGGAGACAACACCCACTTGTCCCTTGATGAACTACCCGATGTCCCTCCGTTTGACCCATCCAAGGGACAGGGAGAGGGACAGAGACAGGGACAGTTAACTACAAAACCTGATACGTCATCTCAAGCCTCAACCGAAGACGCGCACGCGAACGGCTCCGACGATGACCGCCGTACGCCACCGCTGCCCGCGAATCGCAATGTGCAGATTGCGCTGCTGCTGCGTGCCCAAGGCATCCAGGCGACGTCGCAGAACCCGACCGTGTGCGTGACCTGGGCCCAGAACCCGAAGGTGACGGACGAGGTGCTGAACCTCGCGATCGCGAAGGCCAAGGCCGCGAAGGGCGATAAGCCGATCCCGCTGGGCTACCTGTGCCCGATCGTGGAGCAGGAGCTGCAGGCACAGGACGCACCGCCGCCCGAGCCGACGCAGCAGAAGCCGCGCGACAGCTGGGAATGGAAGCGCACCCCCGGAGGCATCGAGGCGAAGGGCCGTGAGCTCGGCATGTTCGCCCGCGGTACTGAGACGCACGCCGACTTTGCGAAGCGCATCGAGGCCGAGATCGAGAAGCGGAAAGGACGGGCAGCATGACCCACACCCACGAGGACCGCGTCGCCGACCGTGACCCCTCCATGTGCGCCGCCTACGGCTGCCCGCTGCTGGGCACGTTCACCGGCTCCACCAGCGGCGCCAACGACTGGTGCTGTGCGTTCCACGCGAACAAGCAGGGCGGCCAGCTGCAGCAGATCACGATGGTCATCAACCAGTTCCGCTGGCTGGCCGAGGCGATCACGATGGTTCGCAGCATGGTCCCCGGCAATCCTCACCGCGCCAAGCTGCTCGAGCGGCTGTGGAACGACTTCAACGTACACGGCCGGCCCGAGCTGTACTGGAACCGTGTCGAGACAGTGCGCCAGTGGACGAACCGCCTGGACAAGGCGCTCGACGAACTCGTTGCGCCGCACCTGCAGAGGGCTGAGCCACCGACGCTTGGCCAGCCGGCTGAGACGTGGAGCAGTGCTGGAGCAAACCTGCCCAACTGGGCCTGACGAGACCATTTCGCGCGTGAGCGCACCACCGAGCCGGGTTACGGCTTCGACAACAACCTGAAAGGCAGACATGAACGACCAAGCAATCGAGCAGCAGATCCAGGCCAAGGGCAAAACCGCACCGCGCGTCACGCCGGCCAACATCGAGGCGAACATCGCCGGCTGCTACTACTTCACCGCCGGCGCCGCCGTACAGAACGCGATCCCCGAGCACTTCCAGACGCTGGACCTGCTCACTTTCTGCGTGCTGGTCCTGCGCAACGGCTTCACCGTCACCGGCGAGAGCGCGTGCGCATCGCCCGAGAACTTCGACGCCCAGATCGGCCGCGAGATCGCGCGCCAGAACGCTGTGCAGAAGATTTGGCCGCTGATGGGCTATGCGCTCAAGCAGCAGCTGCACCTGGCTGCCTACGAACCGCCCGCGCCCGGCGCCGCCCATGCCGGTTACAGCACGATGCAGCCGCACCAGCAACGCGTCGTCGACGAGAAGGCCGAGTTGGACGAGCGCACGAGCAAGCTCGCCGCGTTCTTCGGCAGTGCACTCTTCGCCACCCTGAATCCGGCCGAGCAGGACCGCATGCGCACCCAGCACGTGGCCATGAAGGCCTATTCGGACATCCTCGGCGAGCGCATCGCTTCGTTCGCGCCGGCGCCGCGCCTGACGGATGGCGGCGAAGCCAAGGCCGGCGCTATGGCCGGCATGTAACGCACCACCCCGCCCGGCCAGCCCGGGCGCACAACAACGACACGGGAGAACCTGAACGATGAACATCCTCGCCATCGACATCGGCACCACCACCGGCTGGGCGCGCAGCTCGCGTGCCGGCTCCGTCGCAAGCGGCAGCGAGAAATTCGCGCCGCGCCGCATGGAAGCGGCCGGCCAGCGCTGGCTGAAGTTCCGCGCCTTCCTCAACGAGCAGCGCGTCGCCGGCGAGATCCAGGCGGTCTACTACGAGGACGTGAAGCAGCACGCCGGCACGCTGGCGGCGCATGTCTACGGCGGCTTCCTGGCCTGCCTCGAGATGTGGTGCGCGGCGAACAACGTACCGCTCAAGCCGGTGGGCGTGGGCGTCGTCAAGAAGCACTGGACCGGCAAGGGCAACGCCGACAAGGCGGCCATGTGCGAGACCGCGCGCGCCCGCGGCTTCCGGCCGAAGGACAGCAACGAGGCGGACGCGCTGGCGATCCTGTCGCTGGCGCAGCACTTGGAGGACGTTGAAGTGCCAGTCGTCGACCCGCTGGAGCGGGCAGCATGATCGCGGCCGCCATCGTCTTCGCCGCCTGGCTCGCTGTCAGTGCCTTGGTCTGCTGGATCGCCGGCCGCTTCATCCGCGTCGGCATGGTCGAGCTGCAGCCCGATCACCAGGTTGAGGAGAGCCAGCCTTGACAGATCGCCGTAATCCGCCGCCCAGGCCCCTCACGCGTGCGCGCGCGTTTGGGCGGCGGGAAAACGACGTCCGCGTCGACTGGTTCCGCTTGCTCAACCAGCTCAAGGAGGAGGGGTACAGCCTGTACGGGGTGTCCCACTTCACCGGGATCCCGAAGAGCACCCTGATCGGCTACAAGAACGGCTCGCAGCCGTCGTACCACCAAGGCGTGGACCTGCTGCAGTTCTGGTCCCAGGCGACCGGCAAACCCCTTGCCGAGGTGCCAACGATCAGCCAGTTTTCGTACATGGCCTGACGATTTAGTCGGGATTCCGACCGGCCGCCGCGCCGATACTCCGTGACGTTACCTTTGATCAACGTCTACCGGAGACCCCTATGTCCAGATCTTCCCGCGTCACCAACGTTCAGGTTCCAGGCGCAACGCCCACCACCGAGCAGCCGGACAACGACCAGGCCACCACCACCGATACCGGCGCAGCGCAGGCAGGCGCCGTGAGCACGGCCGACACGCAAACTGCCTCATCGTCGAGCGGAAAACCGGAAACGGTCGACCAGGCCACCACCACGGGCGCCGGTGACGTGTTCGATATCGACGCGCTGCGCGCCCAGATCCGCGCCGAAGAGCAGGCCCGTGCGCGCGCCGAGCTGGCCAGCCAGATCCACGCCGCCAGCACCGTGATCGAGACCGGCGGTACGGCCACGGCCGCCGCCGCGCCGCGCACCCGGGCCGACTACAAGACCATGCGCGCCGACCAGGTCGACCCGACGACCCTGACCGCCCCGGTCATGACGCTCGACGGCTGGGTGTGCCCGGTCCCGCCGGAAAAGAAGTAATCCCATCACCACCGCAAGGAGCACCCATGTGCGGAAGCAGCCCAGATTTACCACCCCAGGCGGACCCGAAGGCCGAACGCGAGAAGGCGGAAGCTGACGCCCAGGCCGCGGCGAACGCCAAGAGCGCCGCTAACCGCCGCTCGAGGCGCAGCCAGTCGCTGCTGGCCGCCGGCGCCCAGGGCGCTACCGGCGCCGTCTCGACCGGCAGCGTGCTCGCCCAGGGCAAAGACAAGCTCGGAGGCTGATCATGTTGCAGGAACTGGCAGTGCAGATCCTCCGCCGGAAAGCCTCGCTCGAGCAGCTGCGCACGCCGCACGAATCGCTGTGGCGCGACTGCTTCGACTACTCGTTCCCGGAGCGCGGCGACGGCTTCTACGGCGAGAAGAACGACGCGGTCGCGCTGCAGGCGAAGCGCGCGCGCCTGATGGACTCGACGTCGACCGACGCAGGCCAGATCCTGGCAGCTGCCATCATGTCCGGCGGCACCCCGAGCAACTCGCGTTGGTTCGGCCTGACCACGGGCCAGGACAGCGATGACGAGAAGCGCTGGTTCGACATCTGCGCCGAGACAATCTTCGAGAACATCCACGGCTCCAACTTCGACGCCGTCGGCTTCGAGGCGTGCACCGACATGATCCCGGCCGGCTGGTTCGTGCTGTTCGTCGACGTGGACCGCGAGCTGGGCGGCTACCACTTCGAGCTGTGGCCGCTGGCATCCTGCTACATCGCCGCTTCGAAGCCCGGTGGGCTGCCCGACACCCTGGTGCGCTCCTACGAGCTGAGCGCCGAGCAGGCCATCAAGGACTTCGGCGAGGAGAACGTCAGCGAGAAGGTCCGCAAGCTGGTCGCCGACGGCAAGCCGGATGAGAAGGTGAAGTTCTGCCAGTCGATCTACCCGCGCAGCGCCGAGGCCACCGGCGTGCGCGCCAAGAACCTGGCCTTCGCGTCCTGCCACGTCGAGGTCGACAGCAAGCGCCTGGTGCGGGAGTCGGGTTTCCACGAGTGCCCGTTCGTCGCGCCGCGCTGGTCCAAGCTGCCGAACAGCGAATACGCGATCGGGCCGATGTTCCGCGCGCTGCCGGACGTGAAGCAGCTCAACCGCCTGGTCTACCTCGAGGACACCAACCTCGACATGGCCGTGTCGGGCATGTGGATCGCCGAGGACGATGGCGTGCTGAACCCGCGCACCGTCAAGGTCGGCCCGCGCAAGATCATCGTGGCCAACAGCGTCGATAGCATGAAGTCGCTCCAGAGCGGCGCCAAGTTCGACCTGTCCTTCACGAAGAAGGAGCAGCTGCAGGCAGCGATCCGCAAGACCCTGATGGCCGACCAGCTGACGCCGCAGGATGGCCCGGTGCGCAGCGCGACCGAGGTTCACGTGCGCGTGCAGATGATCCGCCAGTTGCTGGGCCCGATCTACGGCCGCATGCAGGCTGAGTGGTACGCGCCGATGATCAACCGCTGCTTCGGCCTGGCCCTGCGCGCTGGCGTGCTTCCGCCGCCGCCCCAGTCGCTGGCCGGCCGCAACTACAACGTCAAGTTCGAATCCCCGAACGCGAAGGCCCAGAAGCTGGAAGAGGTCAACGCCGTCGAGACCTCGCTGGCGGCCGTCGGGCAGATCGCCGAGGCGACGCAGGATCCTGGTGTCTGGGACTCGATCGACATCGAGGAAAGCATCAGCATCATCCTCGAAGGCCGCGGCGCGCCGGCTCGCGTCGGCCGCTCGAAGGAAGACATCCAGGCGATCCGCGACAAACGCGCCAAGGCGCAGCAGCAGGCCCAGCAGCAGCAACAGCAGGCTGAGATGGCCCAGAAGATGGCGCCGCAGCTGGCCAAGGGCATGGTGCCGGCATGAGCGAGCGCCTTTCCCATGAGCCGGGCCCGAAAGAATACGCGGCCCTCTTCGAAGACGACGCGCGCGGCGTGGCCATCCTCGAGCACCTGACCCGACTCTTTGCTCGCCCGGCCGTCCTGACAGGCGGCATCGACGCGGTGCTGCAAACCTACCAGCGCGACGGCCAGCGCCGCGTGCTGGAATTCATCGTCAACCAGATCAACCGCGCGCACGGCGTGGACGTCAACAACCAGGAGGAATAAACGTGCTGATCAAGAGACTCATTCACCGCTACATGGAACAGGCCGGCGCCGATGGTGCGGCTGGTGGCGGCGCGGCCGGCGATGGTGCAGCAGCAGGCGCTGCCGGTGCGCCCGGCTCGGTGCTGGCCGCCGGCGCGGCCGGCGCCGCCGAAGGTGCGGCGGGTACCGACTTCATCCCCGAGAAGCTGCGCGTCGTGAAGGAAGATGGCAGCCTGGACCTCGACGCATCGTCGCGCAAGCTGGCCGAGGCCTACGGCAGTCTGGAGAAGCGCTTCGGCTCGGGCGAGGCGCCGCCGAAGGACGCCAGCGAATACAAGATCACCGTGCCGGACGCGCTCAAGGAAGCGTTCGACCCGGCCACCGACGACGGCATGAAGGGCTTCCTGGCTGGTGCGCACGCCGCTGGGCTGAATCAGGCCCAGGTCGATTTCGTCATGGGCAAGTACTTCGAACTCGCCCCGCAGCTCGCCGCCGGCGCCGCACAGTACGACGCCACCACCGCCACCGCCGAACTGAAAAAAACATGGGCCACCGACGCCGATTTCACCCGCAATGTCCGCAACGCCTACGTCGGCACCAACGCCGCCGCACAAAAAGCCGGGCTCGACGTCGCCGAGATCATGAACGGTCCGCTCGGTAACAACCCGCAGTTCCTGCGCCTGATGGCGGCGCTGGGCCCCGAGTTCCAGGAAGATCCGGGCGCCGGCGGCGCGAGCATGATCACCCAGGACGACATTAACTCGCTGCTGTCGTCGGAGGCCTATTCGAACCCGCGCCACCCCGATCACGCGAAAGTCAGCGCGAAGATCAGGGCCTATTTCGAGCGCAAGCACGGCACCGAAGCTGCCGCCTGAGCGCCGCCCGACCTCAACAACCAAGCCCGCCCAGTGCGGGCTTTTTCATTCCTTCTGCAAATAGTCGGGATTCCGACCGCCCAGTAGCGCAATCATTGCCAGCAATCAAGGCCTGCGGTGGCGCGCAGACAACCTATAGAGCCCGCAGCCTTCGCATAACAGCCGGTGCGATGGTCGTAACACAGGCCCGGTGACGGACAACCTGAAGGCGACTCCCACTCACCTTTTGGAGATACAGCATGCCCCAAACTATCACCCAGGCCTTTGTCCAGCAGTTCGACACGACGCTGCGCATGCAGGCCCAGCAGAAGACCTCGCGCTTCGAATCGCGCGTCACCGACCGCGGCACGATCACCGGCGAATCGTTCACCGCCAACAAGCTCGGCACTCTGGAAGACACGCCGGAAAATACCTCGCGCCATGGCGACACCGTGTGGGGCGACATCCAGCACTCGACCCGTGTGGCCCTGATGCGCGACTTCTACCAGGCGTTGCCTGTCGATCGCGCCGACGAGCCGAAGGTCCTGGCCAACCCGAACGGCGACTACATGACCTCGCTGCTCGCTGCCTGGAACCGCCGCAAGGACGGCATCATCTACGCGGCCGGCCTGGGCAACTCGCAGACGAAAGACGGCTCGCTGATCGCGCTGCCGGCCGGCCAGAAGATCGCCGCCGGCGGTACCGGCTTCACCAAGGCCAAGATCATCACGGCCAAGAAGATCTTCCGCGCCAACGAATGCGACAGCGAGGCGGACGATCCGCAGGAGCTGTACATCACCTACACCTCGGAAATGCTCGAGGACATTCTGGCCGACACGACCCTGACCAGCGCCGATTTCATGGCGGTGAAGATGCTCCAGGAAGGCAACCTCGCCGGCAAGTGGATGGGCTTCAACTGGGTGCCGTACGAGCGCGTCAACAATGTTGGCGGCACCTACAGCGCGATGGCCTGGGCGAAAAAGGCGATCCACTTCGGCACGGGCTTCTTCGAAGGCAAGAGCCAACGCCGCGGCGACAAGAAGGACACGATGCAGGTCTCGGCGGCCGGCTCGGTCGGTGCCGTCCGTGTCTGGGAGGACGCAGTGGTCCAGCTCGACTTCGTCTGATCGGCAACGGCCAGCCTTCCCGTGCTGGCCATCCTGTTTCGAATCTCTCAACTGTAGAAGGAGCCAGACATGGCTGAAGTGAACTCCACCCAGGGCGCAAAGATCCTCGCCGCCCAGAAGCTGCTGCCGCATGAATCGTTCGGCCGCGTGCGCATCCTGGCCGCGAAGATGCCGGCAGTGCACGCGGGCGCGGCAATCAACGACACGATCTTCCTCGGCCGCATCCCGGTCAACTCGCGCATCCTAGCCGAGGGAATCGTCGGCTGCGCCGCTGGTACCGCCACCTCGGTGCTCGACATCGGTCTGCGCAAGACCAAGGACGGTACTGTGATCGATGCTGACGGCATCGCGGTAGGCATCGATATCGCCGCTGCCGGTACCAAGTCGGCGATCAACGGCGCGCTGATCACCAACGGCGCCGAATACGTGACCACCGAAGAGGTGGACGTCTACGCTACCGTGCGCGTGGCCGCGCTGGCGGCCAACCAGGCGCTGAAGGTCGAGCTGTCTTACGTCGCTGACTGAGCGGCATTCGTTGTCTCCTACCCCTCGGGGTACTTTGCCGGGGCCATGTGCCCCGGTTTTTTCTTGAAGGGCCGATATGACCAGCTCCGTTTCAATTTGCTCCAATGCCCTGGTGTTGCTCGGTGGCGC